GCAACTGGCGCAATAGAAACTGTAAGCGTTGGTGGTTTTGAAATTGACATATCTGAGAACCTACTCAGTGTATCAGCAACAGGTGCAATAGGTTCTGTAGGAGTAGGTAATAGTGCAACACTTACTGGTGTAAGTGCTACAGGTAGCATCAACACAGTAAAAGAAAATGTTGCAGAAGAATTAAGCAGTGTATCTGCTACAGGTGCTATAGGCACAGTAGAGCCACAAGTAGATGAAGACCTTCTTAGTGTATCAGCTACAGGCTCAATAGGTACACTCAAAGTAAATGTAGACGAAAGTTTAGAAAGTGTATCTGCCACAGGTGCAATAGGTACAGTAGAAGCTAAGACCTCTGAAGATTTACTAAGTGTAATAGCTACATTCTCAATAGGTACAATTAAACCTAATGTATCTGAAACACTAGGAACAGCAGTTGGTACATTTGGTATCACTGCAGCAACAGCTAGATCATCTTCTAAAGCAGAGATAGCAGGACTAGAACTAACTGTTTCAGTAAATGCACCAGAGCCAGTAGTAGATGAAGCACTACAAAGTGTATCTGCAACAAGTGCAATAGGTAATATTAATGTAGTTATTATTGAAAAACTGGCAAGTGTATCTTCTTCTTCTGTAGTAAACTTACCATCAGCAAACGTAGCATCAATACAGTTTGATTATGAAGCAGTAAAAAGTAGATATAATAAAAGAAGAACTGTTATATTGCCAAGGGTTGCATAATGCCTAGCACACAATTTGAAAGAACTGTATTAGTAAGAAGTCAAGATAGGAAAGTTTATATTGATCCTGCCACCTTGACTTCATCTAGTGATAGGACTATAATAGTAGAACAACAAAACAGATTAGTTTCTATAAAAAGAAAACCTACATCTGCAGATCGTGTTGTTTACGCAAATGAGGATTAATATATGAGTTTTCGTTGGCCTAGTAAAGACCCAGATGAAACATTAGATTACAGTGTAGATTGGTCAAGATTTCTTGATACAGCCTCAATTAACTCAGTAATATGGTTTGTTAAATCATCTTTATTTAATACTAAGACAAGATTAAATGCAGGACAAAACTTAACAAATGCATCTAGTAATGCAACAACAGATAATATACAAAACGTAGCTCAAACAAATACTAATACAGTAGCTACAATAAATATATCTGGTGGTCAAAACAATGTTGAGTATACTTTCTTTTGTCAGATGACAGACGATACAGGAAGCACAGCAGAGCGTAGCATTAAACTAAGACTAAAGGAACGTTAATATGGCATATGATTATCTTGGACTTGTCAATGACGTAAACCGTAGATTAAATGAAGTAGAACTTACAACTAGTAACTTTGCTACAGCCACTGGTGAGTATGGCATGATTAAAGATGCGGTAAACTCATCTATACGTTATATTAATCAACACGAGTATGAGTGGCCTTATAATCATGTAACTGCTGAAGAAACAATGACTGCAGGTGTTGTAAGATATGCTTTTCCTACAGATGCAAAAACAATAGACTTTGATAGTTTTAGAATAAAAAGAAATGACACATTAGGAAATGATACTAGACGTATAAAAATATTATCGTATGAAGAATATTTAGATAAGCATGTAGACATAGAATATAATACATCAGCTAATAGAGGAATACCTGACTTTGTTTTTAGAGCACCTAATCAAGAATTTGGTTTTGTAAAAGCTCCTGATAAAGCATATGAATATGTATACGAGTATTATCGTTTACCTGTAGATTTAATAAACACAACAGATGTTCCTACTGTTCCAGAACAATTTCGTTATATAATTGTAAATGGTGCTATGCATTTTGCATATATGTTTAGAGGCGAAACACAAGAGGCACAAGTAACACAACAAAGGTTTATGGAAGAAATAAAAAGTATGCGTAGTTTATACGTAAATAGATATGATTATGTTAGGTCTACTGCAATACAGCAAAATTCAACATCTGTTAGTTCATTTAGGATTTAACGTATGCCTACGAATCGTGAGACATTTCCCATTCAGTTTAGTGGTGGGCTTATAAGCAATATGAGTCCGTTGCAACAGGGTTTACAAATGCCCGGTTCTGCACGAATACTGAGAAACTTTGAACCATCTATTGAAGGTGGATATAAAAGAATACTGGGATATGATAAGTACGATTTAGATATAATACCCCCATACGGTATACCTGTAGTACATGGTGCATCACAAACTGGTACAACTTTAAATATTGCAAACATTAGGCAAACACCAGAACAAAATGACAAATTTAAACTGGTACATGTTACTGCAAATATAAATGGTACATCTACTATTGCTACTGCAAATGGACCAACTGCTCTTGTTAATGGTGCAATAACTGCAGATAAAACAATAGTGGTAGATACAGTTGCTTCAGGTACTATAGCAAAAGGCCAAACTTTAACAGGCGTAGGTATTCCAAGTAACGTTACAGTATCTAGTGTTAGAGCAGGGGCAGCAGGTAACTTTACTGTAGTACTATCTAGTAATATAACTGTAGCAGATAATTTATCATTACAGTTTACTTTTAAAACTACTACCTTTGCAGTAGACGGTATAGTAGGTACTATTACAACAGGCATGGAGATTGTTGGCAATGGTATACCAAGAGGCACAACAGTACAGGCTTTTTCATCACCAAATGTTACAATAGGTAGTGCTGCTGATACTTTATCTTTAACACTTGCAGATGATACTGCACTAGAATTTAAAACTGAATATACTATTGGTGCAAGTATTACCTTTGATGATGATGAAAATAGAGCAACAATAGGTATATCACCTGCTCTTACTGCGTCACCTGCCAACGGAGATAAAGTAGAGTTTACTAACACAACTACTAATCATCTTACAATAGGCTGTGGTGTTTTTCTTGACTCAGTTATTGTAGCCAGAAATGAAAGTTTACTTAAAACATCTGGCACTGGATTTACACTTGTAAATGTACCAGTATATGGTACGGTTCTTGTAAATGGTGCATCACAAACTGGTAGTAGTTTAATTATAGATGGTTTAACTTCTACACCACAGATAGGTGATGTATTTAAAATTGCAGGTGTAGATAAGATATATACTGTAACTGCAACACCTACAGTTTCTTCTGGTGGAACTACAGTAGCAATTGATCCTGCACTAGCTAGTTCACCTGCTGACAATGCAGCTTTAACTTTTTTAAGTACATCACGAGAAAATGGTAGTAAAACTAGATTTTCTAGATATAACTATACAGGAACAGAAAAAGTTGCAATAGTTGATAGCGTTAATGTTCCTGCACTATACAATGGTTCTCAGTTTACAGCATTAAATGATGCACCAACAGATGTAAGAGCAGCAGAGTTTGTAGTAAATTTTAAAAGCCATTTGGTTTTTGGTAAGTCAAACGTATTAACTTTTACCGCACCTTTTACAGATACAGACTTTACAGCAGCTAATGGTTCTGGTACAATATCCGTAGGATCATCAATTACAGGATTAATTGTATTTAGACAACAGTTAATTATATTTACTGAATCATCTATATTTCAAATTACTGGTAATACAATTGCAGATTTTCAATTACAACCAGTAACCACAGACATAGGTTGTGTAGATAAAGATACAATACAAGAAGTCGGTGGTGACATAATGTTCCTTGGTCCAGATGGCCTACGACTTTTAAGTGCTACAGATAGATTTAATGATTTTAATTTAGCTGTTGTATCTAAAACAATACAGAAAGAAGTAACAGATTTTATTACCGCTAATACATCTTTTACTAGTGTAGTCATACGTAGTAAATCACAATACAGACTATTAGGTTTTAATAATAATATAGGACAAGCAAACGCTCAAGGCATACTTGGTACACAAATGGCAGGTCAAGGTGGCGAAGGAATGGCATGGGCAGATTTAAGAGGAATTAGAGCACACGTAGCAGACAGTAGGTTCTTTCAAAATGCAGAAACAATAGTATTTGCAAATGACGATGGGTTCCTCTATCAAATGGAAGAAGGTAATAGCTTTGATGGTAGTAATATACAAACTACTTTTGCTACACCTTTCATGCCAATTAATGATCCAAGAATACGTAAAACATTTTATAAGATGTTTTTGTATACCGATCCACAAGGTAGTGTTTCGTTTGACGTAAGTTTAAAACTAGACTTTGACCAAAAGAATAGTGTACAGCCTACAAAAATTGATTTTAACAATGCTACAGGAACAGTTGCATTTATGGGTCAGGCTACATACGGATCAACAGCAGTATTTAGCTCCAAACTAAAAACACTGTTTGAAACACAAATAATTGGATCAGCTTTTGTTGTATCTCTACAATACACATCAGATAGCGTAGACCCCCCATTTTCATTAGACGCTATTACATTAGAGTATACAACCAACACACGAAGGTAAAATAATATGGGTACAGGTTACACACGGAACGATACTGCAAACAACATTGCTGACGGTAACGTTATTAACGCTGCAGATTTTGACGGTGAATATGACGCAATTGAAGCAGCATTTAATTCTTCCAGTGGTCACACACACGATGGTACTGCTGCAGAGGGTGGTCCTATTACAGTTATTGGTCCTGCCCAACAACTAGTAGCAACTGCCACATCTATTAATCCAAGCACAAATGCAGGATTAGACTTAGGTACTACATCACTACAGTTTAAAGATTTATATGTTGATGGCACTGCATTTATAGACAGTTTTAGTGGAGACATGTCCATTGATACAAATAATAAATTACAGTTTCGTGATGCGGATTTATCTATAAGTTCTACTGCAGATGGACAGTTGGATGTTGCATCTGATACCACAGTAAAATTTACATCACCTGAAGTTATAATGACAGATGATGTAAGACTGCAAAGTGATGCTGCTGTTCTTACATTTGGTGCAGATGATGATGTTAAACTTACACACGTAGCTGACACAGGACTTGGAGCAACAGCAGCTAGTGGTTTTCAACTATCGTTACAAACATCAGATATATCTGTAGATAACGGAAACACTATTGGTAAGATTAGTTTTAATGCTCCACTAGAAGATAGTGGATCAGATGCTAGACTTGTTGGTGCAGAAATTGATGCGGTAGCAGAAAATAACTTTGGTGCTGCAGACAACTCTACTGCTCTTGTATTTAAAACAAATACTAGTGCAACAGCTACAGAACGTGTACGTATTAAATCAGATGGTGATGTAGTATTTACTGGTGCATCAGCTAACATGACTTGGGATACAAGTGATAACGCATTAGACTTTGCAGATAATGGAAGTATTGTACTTGGAACTGGTAATGATCTTACACTTAAACACGATGGGTCAAATACTAGTATTGTAAATACTACAGGTGAACTTACAATACAAGGTGATGGTATTACAGTACAAAGTGATACTGGTACTGAAAAATATATAGATATGGATGTTAACGGTGCAGTTAACCTATACCATAACAATGTAAAGAAAATAGAAACAACAGCAGATGGTGTAGATGTTAGTGGAGACATTAGTGTTGGCAATTTAAATGTAGATGGAAACACAGTATCTTCTACAGATACTAACGGCAATATAAATCTATCACCAAATGGTACAGGCACTGTTGTAATCAATACTGATCTTGATGTAGATAATGTTAACATAAATGGTAATGCTATTACATCTACAGATACCAATGGAAACATTGATATAAATCCGAATGGAAACGGTGTTGTAAAATTAAAATTTAATAATTCGGATGTGCTAGTTACAAGTGCTACTGGCGCAACTTTAACAGGTGCAATTGCTGCAACTACTTTTAGTGGGGCATTAGATGGTACTATAACATCAGCTACAACAGCAACAACACAGAGTGCAGGTGATGACAGTACAAAGGTAGCAACAACTGCATACGTTGACAATGCTACTGGAACTGGTAGTACTGCATCAGATGCTTCTGCACTTGCATTCGCAATAGCTTTAGGGTAAAATAATATGGCAAACACATTTAAAAATTATGTAAGTGCGGCTGTAGGTACTGGAGAAACAACAGTCTACACCGTACCATCAAGTACTACTTCAGTTATCATTGGTTGTAACGTAGCTAATGTAACAAGTAG